CCGCTGAAGTTCACGGAATCCACAAGGGGCGAAAGATATCTTCGCCAGCGCCTTGACGAATGGCTGGCGTCTCTCGATCCAAACAAGCAGGATGCCGCCCCGAAGCGGAAATTCGGGGAGCGGCTCTATGGTGGTCAAAGTGAAGCTGGAAGGGCTTAACGTCATCAAGGCGCGCGGGAAGTGGTACGTCTATGTCCGCGCCACCAAGGAGAAATTGATCGGAGGCTTCGATGGAACGCGGGCCGATCTCGAAAAGCGCATGGCGATGCCAGACTTCATCGGTGTCTACAATGGCCGCCGGAAGCTGACGGAAAAGCGGACATACGCTGACGGTACGCTCGGAGCCCTCGTCTACTGGTTCGAAAACGATTGCCCGAAATATCAGACGCTCGCCGACGCTACGAAGAAGGACTATACCGACGCCTTCGGCTGGCTGCGGCCGGAGTTCGATTATCCCCTCGACGACATAGAGCAGGCCGATATCTACGACATCCGCGATCGATGCGCCAAAGAGAAATGGCCGCGGTTCGCTGACCAGATGGTCGCTGCGCTGTCATCGATGTTTAGCCAGGCCGTCAAGCGCCGCAAGATGCGCGCCAACCCCGCCAAGGGGCTCGACAAGGCCCACACGTCAGATCCCAACGCCAATCGGGAATGGTTCGCTCAGGAATGGGCGTATGTGCGCGACAATGCGCCTCGATACCTCCTCACCCCGATGATCATCGCCAGATACGCCGGTTACCGCGGGCAGACGCTCGTCAAGCTCCGCTGGCCCGACTACGGCCCTCACCCGCAGCACGGTTGGAAATGTTTCCGTAAGGTGGCGAGGAAGAATCAGGAAAACACGATGGTTCCTGCCGTCGAGGAGTTGCAGGAATATATCGACAAGCTGGACAAGACTGCCTTGGAGATTTGCACCCGCCAGGACGGCACGCCTTGGGAGGACGAGAAGCAGATGCAGACAGCGGTCAGCCACTATCTGCGCGATCTGGAGCGTGACGGGAAGATTGGCGCGGGGACCACGCTGCACGGCCTGCGAACGACCTATGCTGCCGACCTTAGACGGGCGGGTGTCGAGATCGGCGATGTCGCCGCTGCGCTTGGTGACCGGTCAGAGCGGATGGGCGCTCACTATACCCGGCACGTCGAGAATGAAAGCAAGGTGGTCCGTGCCTTCAACAGCAAAAAGAAGCGCTGAAATGTTTTGCAAATCTCGCTTTGTTCCATCGTTTTCGGTCGTAAAATCCGGCATGTTTTGCAAAGTAAAATCCTGCAAATCAAGGATTTATAAGGGATTTTAAGTCCCTTGCGTCTACCAGTTTCGCCACGCCCGCGCGGCTTTCAGATCAACGACTTGAGCGGATTCGTCAAGAGAATGTTTTGCAGCTTTTCCGTCGCGTTTTGCAAAATGGGTTCTGGCGATGTTCTTCCGGAGTGGTCGACGGGAATGCCTGAGGGGCGCTATGCTTGGCGAACCGTCTACCTTTAAAAGGAGAATCAGCATGCCAAGCCTCGCGCAAATGACCGGCTCACTCCACATCCACAATTTCTATATTGGGAAGTTGAAAGCCAAGCAGGAGCAGCTTTTTGAGAGCGACCCTGACTTGGCCCAGCTTCTCGACAATGTTGCTGAGGTTCTCAGCGAGCACGCAGTCACCTTGGCCGATGAAATAGCCGAACTGGAATATGAAGAGTAAACAGCGGACGCACCGAGGCGAATACATGATGAGCTCACCGGACACCGCCCCTACTCGAAGATGCTGCCGACCGGATGGCATCCTGGTAAATGATGGCGCGCCCAGTCATGGCTTGATCGAAAAGGTGGACCGGCTAGCCCCGCGTGATCGGATGCCCGAACTTAGCGATCAGCCGGTAAAAGCTCTGGGGATGCGCGTCTTTTTCTGAATGCGTGGCTTCCTCGACTCAAGGCAGTATGCATTGCTTAGCCAACGCAATTGCAGACTGAACACCGGCATTTTAAGAGGTAGGCTGCAGTGATACGAATTTCGATCCCCTGGGTTATCGACGTCGTTGCGGCGGTGAACGGCCTTGATAACTTGACAGTAGGAGCTGAAAGAGCTGCTGTCTGGGGCCATGCGTACAGCGCATCCTCCCAACTCGATGCGTTGATCAGTCAGAGCCTCTACAGTGACTCCCTGGTGGCGTGCCGAGCGGCCGCGGACAAACTTCGAACCCAGCTCGGAACCATTATTGCGCCGCCTGTTGAGGGCGAAGTATCACCATTCCACGTTTGGAATGTAAAGGAGGCAAGCAGAGAGTTTAAGACTATCTTCCTAGCGGAACTCGCAACGCTTCCAGCATTCTTCGTCACTTCGAAACGGCCATTGGACCGCGAATCCCTGATTTCAGCTGGCGAATCGCTGATGCCTGAAGAGCTCCTCAGGAAGGTGCCTGAGGCAATTCGCGACGCACAGGAAGCCGCGCTCTGCTTGGCGTTCGACCGAGCGACCGCTGCAGCATTTCATCTCTTTCGAACTCTCGAGGCTGTTGTAAGAGCGTACCATCGAACTGTTTGCCAAGGCAGCGCTCCACCAAAGCAGAGAAATCTCGGTGTTTACATACGGGTTTTGAAGGACGCTGGAGCGAACCCGAAAGTAATCGCTGCCCTCACTCAGCTTAAAGACCTCCACAGAAATCCAATTTCCCACCCTGAGGCTCTGATAACACCTGATGAGGCAATAGGTATTTACGGAGTAGTTCGAAGCGCGGTGGCCGCTATGCTAGCGGAGCTACCTGAGCTGCCACTAAACACGACTTTTCCAACGTCTTCTTTGGAGACGACGCTTGACCGCATCTGAGCACCGGTTGCGTGTTCATTCAACGCTGTAAATTCCGGCGTTATCCTGCTCTTCGCGCAGCCCCTTATAGGACGCGTGCCGAAGCTTGCCGTCATGCGTCCAAGCTCGATACTCGATCTCGGCAACAAGCTCCGGCCGGACGAACACCGCATTCCGCTTCCTCCCGGTGTCAACCGCAGGCTTGCTGATGATCAGCTTGTCCATCTGCTCGCGAAGCTCGAAGGCGGATCGTGCATTAAAGCCAGTCCCCACTCCCCCGACATAGACGAGATCTTCTCCCTTGCGCGCGGCGAGCAGCAGCCGCCCGATGCCCCCGAACGATGCCGTCGACTTCTCATATCCGACGATCGCGAAGCCGTCGCTCTGGACACATTTGATCTTCAGCCACTCGCCGCCGCGACCGCTGCGATAGGTGCTCCTTCGATCCTTCGCGATGATCCCTTCCAAGCCGTGCTCGCAGGCGATGCGCAACAGCACGTCCCCATCCGCCTCGATCTCCTCGGACAATCGGATGGCCTCCTCCCCGCCGGCCGGCACCAGCCCATCGAGGAGATGCCGCCGCGCGGTGAGTTCGGTTCCCGTAAGGTCCCGTCCGTCGAAATAGAGCAGGTCGAACGCCATGAGAACCGAATCCCGGGACGCCCTCTTGCCACCGCGGCCGCCGAGCGATTGCTGAAGCCTGCCAAAGTCCGACCGGCCACGCTCGTCGAAGACGACGGCCTCGCCATCGAGAATGGCGGTGGCTACAGGAAGGCGGCGTGCTTCGGCGGCGATCGCGGGGAAACGATCCGTCCAGTCATGGCCGCCGCGCGTCAGGATGCGCACGCGGGACGGCTCGATGTGAACCGCCAGGCGATAGCCATCCCATTTCACCTCGAAGGCCCATTGCGGGCCTTTGGGCGGTTTCGGCTTGAGGAGAGCGAGACAGGGATCGAGGCGATCCGGCATCGGATCGAGGGGAAGGTTTGGCTGCGCGGGATTTCGCGGCTTGCGCGGCCGGGATCGAACCGGCTTATCATCCTGCAGGAGCAGCTTTGGTTTCGGCGGCTTTGTCATGCCACCATCCCATCAGCAATGTCTTAAAAAGCAACTGCCTAATACGAGTTATTGACTTCGGCCAGGACGAGAACATTTAGCCAATCGCTCGACGGTAGACGATGGATCACTCGCAGATTTGCGAGTCGAAGAAACGAACTCAAAAAAATCTGTCGGCACGGGAACAATATGCTCCGTTGATCGTAAAACCTTCGGGCCGTGCGGAGATTCGTTACACTTCGCTATGCGGCCCACCTCAACCTTAGCCCCGCTCCGTAGTGGGGCTTTTTTTGTGTCTGCTGTTTCGCCAGACTTGCAGCGCACCTTCGTGCGGCAGCGGTTTTGGAGGCATGCGAGGTGCCTTGGTCACGCCGCCACTTCATCAGCAACGTCCCAAAAAAGCAAATGACCCATACGTGTCATTGACACCAGCCACAACGAGAACATATTAGCAACCTGCTCGGGCGGGAGCAAACCCAATTCATCGACATGCGGCGGTCGATCCTTGCGAGGATGAACCATGCGCAGATTTCAGCGAATACCAGATTGGTCGCCGGGATATCTCAACGTCACGCCACAGCATGTCGAGATCATGGCAGAATGTCAGGCGTGCGGAGAGCAGAGGAAGTTCGACCGGAGGTCCGTGCCGGCGAGCATGCGGCAGCATCTCATCAGCGAGATCGAACAGCACCTGAAGTGCGCCGCTTGCGGGGCGAAGGCGGGTAAATTGAGATTTGGGTCTTTTATGGAGGAAGACTGATGCGATGGCGGCCGACGAGGATCGACGACACCACTCCGCAGTTGGGCAAATGCTGCGGTGTTAAGCCGAGTTTGCTCCATGGTCTCCCGCCAACGCAGGTATCCTGTCCGAGATGTGGAGAGACGATCTCCACCGAGCCAGCACCGTTCTTTCGCAACGCCGCCACGCAGCTGGATCACGAGATATGGCGAGCGGCGGCTCGGTGGAATGAAAGGCGGGAGCCGATTAAGACAGGAAGGTCGTGAGGCTGATGCCGGAGATCAGCCCGGCAATAAACAGTGCTGTCCCCAAACGCAGCAAGCTTGCGTTCGCCACCCGCCCGTTATCGACATCTGGCGCCATCGATACCATCGCCGACGCGATCATCAGCATCCACGAAATAAACGGCGAGACCGGAGAGTTCACCAGATTTTCTGGCCGGCCGTAGAGATCGAGCGTGATCGCCCAGACCCTTTGGCCGAACAGAATTATGAAGGTCAGGTAAACGCCGGCGATGAGGAAGTGGTACCCCTCTCGACCATCCCGCAGGGCAAAGAAGGCATCGCGAGTGTAGCGGACCAGAACCGCAAAGACCGCCCCCAATGCGAGGCTATACGAGACCTTGGTCAGCTGGTCTTGTGGCAGGATCCAGTAAAACCCCCAGAATGACATTACGGCGGCGAGGACGCCCCAAGCTGCTAGGCTCTTCTTGAACCTCCTCATCGTCACTGCCCTTCTCTCATGCTTTTTATGGCCTGCTCAGCAATTTGTTGCACACGGTGCCGCCGGCGCTCAAAGGTGACGGAGGCTTGCGCCAGTTCCGCCAGAAGCTCTCGCGTCTCTTGTTCGATCTGCTTCACCTCGTGATCAACCTTCGGCTTCCGGCTTAGCCATGAAGACAAGCTCATCCCTGCCTCCTGTCGAGGTTCCGCATCAAGAGGGGAAGAACCGTGTCCATGGTGGTGGTCAGCTTCTGCACCAGAGGAAGGATGATTTTCAGGGTTTCGACATTCGCCAACTGAGCTTGCTTTAGCTCATCGTCGAAATCTTCCCTGTCCTTGGTCCGTCCCTTCCGCTCGTAGACGTAGAGGCCGGTCATGATCAGGGCCAGGACCCCGATCGGCCCCTGCGAGACGAGAAAGGCGCCTAGTTCCCCGCTGATTTGTTCCATTCTATGCTACCGCTTCGATGCGTCGCCGTGCGCACGGCACTCCGCAGAGGTCCAAATTCCGGCTCCGCAAAGGCCGGCCGCGGTATCGTCGATCTTCTCTTGATCTCGTGGCGTTGCACCCCGAGCCCCGATAAGGGACGTCCCGACGATCGACCTAGTCGTTCCCGACAGGTTTTGCTTCGACACACTCACCCGTGTCGTAGTGGTACATGCCGCCGCGCTCAGAGCACAGGCGACGACGAACGCGAGCTTGATCAGCTGCATTGCTCAATTCTCCAATTGCTTTGTTGGTGGCGGCCGTCAGATCGGCGGACTCCAGTTCGCGCCCATGCTTCTCAGCCGCAGGGAGCCATAGGAGCGCGTTCAGCGTTCCGTAGATGGCGAAGGTCAGCAGAGCGCCGCAAATCGCTCCTACGCCGATTTTGAGAATGTCTCCGATGCTCATCGCCGCTCACCCGATTGAAAAGCTTCCACACCCTTCTTCTCGCCGTGCCGCGCCACAAGGTAGACACCGCCGGCAACCGCCACCACCGCGCCCATCCAGACGTAGCCAGGCACGTCGGCCGCATAATCCTTGACGTTGTCGACATAGCCTCGAGCAATCCCGAGGTTGGCAACGATACCGTCGAAGAAGGCGCCGACACCGGAGAATGCACCGGCAATCACGGCGCCGATCTTCACCAGCCAGTTGGAACGGACTTCCGGGACCGCCTGGCGAACCGTCTGGGGCGATGCATCATTGCGAGCGAGCTTCCGAGCCGGCGCGGTGTCCAGCGCGTTGAGCAGGTCCTGGTCGATGAAGTCGCCGGGCGGCAAGTCGTTCTCCTGCCGGAAGACAGTAATGGCTCCGCGCGTCATCTTGCCCATCTCGCCATCGAAAGAACCGTCGGCGCGGCGGCTGCCAACTTCGGTGTAACCCTTCTCGAAGAGCTTGCGCTGAACGATCTCGACCGTGGTCTTGTCTGTCTTCGTTTCGGGGATAGAGATGAGTGCAGCGGGCTTAGGAGGGGCTGCCGGCGCTTCGGAGAGGAACTGCACGCGCTCAGCCTTCCGGCGCTTCGTGAGTCCGTCTATAGCGACAAGCTTGCCGTTGACGTTTCCCTTGTTCCAGACGAGGAACTGGTTGGCCGCAGCGCCGAAGTCTCGCGCGTTCAGTTTCTTCAGAAGCGTGGACTTCGCGAACTTCGTGCCGCCGATGTTGAAGACCAGCGATACGAGAGCGTCGAACTGGCTTTGATTGAGCGGAACCTTGACGGCCTTGTTGATCGAAGCCTCGACGTCGGCCAGGTCGCGCGTAAGGATCTGATCGGACTCTGCCGCCGAGATCCGCATACCCTTCTTGACCACCGGGGGGCCTGCGGCCGTGGTGTGTCCAACTCCGATTGTCAGAATGCCGACGCTATCGAGATAGGCAATCAGCTTATTGCCTTCGCGTTGCGCAATAGCCTTGCGGCCCGCAGCGCTGGTGCGCATCGAGGTCATGGATATCTCCAGATTGTCAGAGGTTTCGTTGAGGTATGAGCGGTTGCTGAAACCAGTCGACCGACATTGCGCCAGAATAGCAGCTTGCCGCGGGGCGCTGGCTTCCATATTACTCGCGCGCACGGCCTTGTGGCCGCCGTATGAAAGGTTTCCGCTGTTGACAGAAAGCCGCGACGTCGCCATCCGGGTGACAGGTCTCTCCAAATCGTTCCCGATGTTCGGCTCCAACGCCAAACGACTTGCGCACTATGCTTTACCGGGGAACCTAGGCGCGCCAGCAAAATTCGTTGCACTAAATGATGTGTCGTTCGAAGTGCCGCGGGGCACCACTTTCGGCGTCATGGGGCGCAACGGCAGTGGCAAAAGCACCCTTCTTCAAGTTATTGCCGGCATTCTCCAACCAAATGCAGGCCACATCGAAGTTGCAGGGCGCGTAGCAGCACTCCTTGAACTAGGGTCAGGGTTCAATCCCGAATTCACCGGCATCGAGAACATTCGCCTAAATGCTGCACTGCTCGGTCTTTCGAAAAAAGAGATAGATGCGAAACTCGACGCCATTCTTGACTTCGCGGATATCGGCGATCACGTCCACCACCCGGTGAAAACCTACTCCAGCGGTATGATGGTGCGGCTTGCTTTTGCCGTTCAGGTCGCGATCGACCCGGACATCCTAATTGTTGATGAAGCACTGGCTGTCGGCGATGCGGCATTCCAACTCAAATGTTTTCGTCGGATCGAGCTTCTCAAGAACCGAGGGACGACAATCTTGTTCGTTTCCCATTCCACCGAACAGATTCGATCAGCTTGCGACAAGGCTCTTGTTCTCGAAGCGGGGCAGATAATCTTTCAGGGCGACGTGCGAAGCGCGACCGTCAAATACCTCGAAACGATGTTCCCAGAAGAGCATGCCGGATCATTTAGTGAGGCTACCCACGAGCAACGGGTGGAACACCCTCCTGTGCTCGACGAGAATGGTGACATCGTCATAAATGACATCTCTCAGTTCTCTACCAAGACGTTTGGCGCGGGAGGAGCCTCCCTCACCCGTCTCCGCATTTCGGGAGTCGATCACAACGGGGCATTTGCAGGCGGCAACAAAATGACCGCGATAGCCGATTTTCAATGGGATCGTGAGGCTGTCGCGCAAGTCATGAAGAAGGACGGAGTTGAACCCAATATCACCCTCGGCATCACTCTTTCAAATGCGAAGGGTCTGTACATTTTTGGAATGAACGGCTTCGATAAAGAGCTTCGCGTCGACTGCCTAAATACCGACAAGGCCACATTCAAGTTCGACTTCGAAATGCCATCACTTGCTGATGATGAATATCATCTGAGTGTTGCCATCGCGCTCGGCAATTTGGCACAACATGTTCAACTCCGATGGTACGATGCGTTCCTCCCGGTCCATTGTAAGCCACGCGGCACTGCCGCCGGACTGTTTCATGTCGATTGCACCGTAGAACTGGTCAGCGCTTGAGTGAGCGCACCAGGCTTCGTGCCTTTGCGTAGCGTTGATACGCGAGATTCAGAAAGTGCATCTTCGCAGCGTAAGACTTCGACCGAAACTCGGTACTGATGTAGCCATAGAGCGTGCTGTGCGGATAGATATGCCGCGCGATAGGGTAGAAGTATCGTCCGAGCGGTAGTTCATCCCACCGATACTCAAACAGCACCTCCCAATGCCTGTGCCACTCAGGGACGGTCGCGAATGCCTGCGCGTAATATCCGTATAGCCTAGAACGGCCGAAGCGGATCCACCATCGCTTCGCTGCATCCTCTGCCCTGATCTTGGCCATATAGTACATAAGCTGCGTCATGATCTCGTCAGGGTCGAGGGATTTCAGCTCATTCCCGGTGTGTGTCCTGATCGCGCACGTTTCGATGTCAATTCCGTGTACGATATAGTCACGCGATATGCGGCGCCATAAGTCGGTGTCCTCAAACCTTGTCTGAGCTATATCGAACTTACCGACGGCCGCGACGATCGGCGCGCGGACCATTACCGTTGGCAAAGCGATTGTTACGGGACGGAAGAACGCAACCTTGTAGTAAATATCCCCCGACACCGTCGCATCATAACGACCAGGCAACTTGTTGCCGGCGTGATCGATGTGCATTGCAGCGGTATAGGTCATCGCGACCTTCGGGTTCTCCCGCATGTACTTAACCTGCATCTCCAGCTTGCCGGGCAAATACAGGTCATCGCTATCGTTGAATGCGATGAACTCTCCTGTGGCGAATGCCAGAGCCATATTCCGCGCGCTCGATCGCCCATGGTTGACACTCGGATACACTCGAAGGCGCTTGTCCTTGATCGTGGATAAGACAGTCAGCGTGTCATCCGTAGACCCGTCATCCACAACCAAAACCTCAATGTCCGTGAACGACTGATCCAGGACGCTTTGAACCGATTCACGGATAAGATCCGCGCGGTTATAGGTGGGAATGATGACACTGACTGCTGGCATTTCGCCCCTCCTACGGTTGCAGCGTTACCGATAAAGGATTGCATGCGGCGGTCAATATCCTTATGCATCCCCTCATATTCACCTTCGAGGCTCCGATGACAGTTACCGCGCCAGCAAAGCAGATCAATGTCAGCCGTGATGCGTTTCTCAGCACAGCTGCCAAAGCTATCAAGACAACCGATGTGGTTCTCGATGTTGGATGCGGCATTCGTCCGATGAACTACTTTCGGCCCAAGCTCCATTTCATGGTCGAGCCTTGGAAGGAATACGCGGACATCCTTGCCTACCGCTATCGCAACGACAAAAGCGTAATGATCTTCCGTCAGGGCGCGCTCGAAGCCCTGCAAAGCCTAGGCGACAAGTCGGTCGACAGCATTTTCCTCCTCGACGTCATAGAGCACATCACAAAAGAGATAGGTCTTGCGGTTGTTGCCGAATGCGAACGCGTAGCCCGCGAGCAGATCGTTATCTTCACTCCCCTCGGGTTCATGCCTCAGCATATGGAAGACGGCCAGAAGGACGGGTGGGGCCTGTCTGGTGCATCCGTTCAGGAGCATCTGTCCGGATGGACGCCTGACGACTTCGGGTCCGAATGGACTCACTACATTTGCCCAGATTTTCACCAACACGATTTCAAATCAGACACGCTCCAAGACGCGTTCGGAGCGTTCTTCGCTATCCGGGACTTCGATCACAAACCGGCAGAAACCGCAGCGCCGGCGCCGGAGCTTCAAGAAGCCCTGCCGACGGAACTCGAAGCGGGTCAACTGCGCGGAGAAGTGGCGGCACTCACAGCGAATGCCACCAACCTTAAGATAGCGCTCAACGGACTGCTGAACTCCAGATCGGTCAAGACAATCAGGGCCATCAGATCGATCGGCAATAAGTGACGTCAGATCACAATATTGAACGACGTTCGGTTTGCATCAGCGCCCAGGCTTCCAGAGGTATCGGTCATGCCGGCTATTGCGTATGCCGCGACGTAATTATCCGCGGTGTTGCATCGCTTGGTGGTGCCGTTCAGCACGATACCGTAGTTAGACCCCGTGACACCACCACCGTCTCCGCCGTTGATGGTGTTTTTCTCGATGTGGCAATTATAGCTGTTGAATACGGTCAACTGCGACTGAACTCGCCCGCTAGAGAAGTTTCCGATGTAGGCCGGATGCTCCATCCAATTGCGTTGGATAATCGCCTGGCCGTGACCATCAAGGAGGATTTGCCCACCAAGTGCGGTGAAGTTGTTATCCTCAATGACGGTCTGACGAGCCCCAGCAGATATGCTAGACAAATCCAGAGCGATGCCGGGGCCATTGTTGACGACATTTTTCAAAAACTTGTTGCTGTCCCCTATCTTGTCGCCGTGGATACCGGCCCAAGATCCTGGCGAAAGCTGGCAGCCTTCCAGAAGGCCCGTTGCAAATCCCGGACCCTCGGCGCTGTTATCGAGGTAAATCGCTGACGTCCCGAAGCGATGGATATCTTCAAGGTCGTTGAAGAGGTTGAAAATTCGCCACTTGCCGAAGTAGCCTGATGATCCGGTGATCTGAATGTGAACCCCGTGAGTGCCGCCATTATTCACCTGATGGTTAAGCGTGAAATCGCCAATGACTGTGCCAAAGTTGGTATCTGATACAGTGAGGTGGAGGCCAGCAGTGGTTGATATAGAAGTAAGGCGAGTTTTTATCCCGCAGCCGACGAGGTAAACCGGACCTTCGTATTCCACCTTGTCGATGGTGTAGCTCTTGGCCGGAATCAACACCGGAGCCCCAGCCGCCGCAGTGAGCGCTGCGCCCAGTGCCGCCGCATTGACGGAACCAGACGCTGCCGTATCGAAGCCGTAACTCTCCGGGTTGATGAAGCCGCTGCCAGCGCCGCCTCCACCGCCGCCCACGAGAAGCGCATTCGGAATCTTTGTCGTGGTCATGTGCTAAGCCTTTATTTCTTCAACAACGAGGGTTGCAGCAGATGCCCCGCCGAATAGCGCCGTTCCAACGGCACCGTTGAATGCAAGCGAATTTGGAGAATTATTGTGCCCAACTCGCACCGTGAAGGTGATTGGCGATGTGCCGCCCGCAACGATGTCGGTTTCAATCACAAGCGGGAACGCCTGCAGCGACGTCGCAATTTGACCGTACGTTGTGGCGATCGCGTCGTTCTGCCCGACCTTGTGGATTGATGCCACGGCTAATCCGTTCGCGGCGTTGATCGACGCCTGCCCCCTAAATCGAAGTCGCAAAACGCTCGTCGACTTCTGCGGAGTAATCGTCACCGTAAGGATCTGCGTCCCTTCGGTTATCTGAGGAATGGTGTTATCGACCGGGATAAGAGACGAGATACTCGTGTTTGCGGTATAAGGTGTCGCCGCAACGCTTTGAACTACCGAGCCAGCAGGCAGGAAGAGGTCTCGGAGTTCCGCCGCGCTGATCTCCTCCGCGTCACCCGCGCCCGCCGTCTTCCTACCAAGTAGCCGGAGCGTTGCGCTGATATTCTGCATCTTGGCATAGGTGACGGAGTCATCCGCCAACTTCGCGGTGATAATGCTGGCGTCGGCGGGAGTGCCGACAGCGATCCGGAAGCCCATCTCCGCTTCAAAAGCCACGCCGTTCGGCGGCGCCTCGCTAAAGCGAAGTGTCGGAACGGTGCTGACATAGACGAGCGAGTAAGATGAGTGCAACTGAGATGCACCATTCATGTTCACCCGAATGTTGTTGGCGCTCCCAGGGTCGACCGTGAGCGTGAAATCTGTCGTTGATCCATTGCCTGTGAATGGGTTGATGACCACGTCATTGCGCGCGAGCGCTGCGTAGCCGGCGGCTGCGGCTGCCGCAGCTTCGGCGGCTGCTTGGATGGCAACGCTGGCCTGGTCGGTCACCAGCCGGAACGTCGATCCGATTTTGACGCCCATCACGATACCTACGAGCCCTTGATCTACCGGATCATTCCCGCTGTTCGTCTTGATCGTCAGCGGTGCCGATCCGTTAAAGGAAACGGTTACGGGGCCAGGGCCATTGGGCTCGAAGACATTGAACCAGATCAGCGCAGATTCAGAAATTGGTATGGAGCTTGTCGCCTGAATGGCGTTTGGCGTGCCAGCACCGACGTCGTTCGCTACGATGAACGAATATGGAAGATCAGCGACGCGAGTCCAAACACCGGATCCCGCCGCGCCATTCTTTTGATAAATTCCGTTGTAGGCGGTCGTTGGATCGGAAATGACCCAAGCCATTGTCTTATCCGACTTGGTCAGGTCAAGGTACAGGAAAGCTCTGGTTGTATAAACGAAACCACCATTCGAGCTTATTGCCGACAGAAAGGACTCAATCCAGGTGCCCCATGCACGGATGCGGCTCTTTTCCGGCTCATAGGCCTCAGAGGCAGGGCCGTCAGCCCAGATTACATTTGCAGTTTCCGCCATGATAGCTCCGTTGGTTAGACAGTGACCGTCGCCGATGCCCGGGCTGCAGATGGAATACCGGAGCCATTTTCGGCGCCGCACCAGTATTTCCAAGTGCCCGCGCCCGGTGGGTCGGTGATGGTGATGACCTGGTTTGCCACTACATTGCGTGTGGCGATCTGCGTTGCCGCGGCGTAGGTTTGCCCAGTCGTGCCACGCTTGAAAATCAGCACCTTGGTGTTGTCGTTCGCTGCTTGGGCGCTGATGGTGACAGTACCGGAAGCATTGACGGCGGTCATATTGATCGGCGCCCCGGGAGCGACCGGATCAACGGTAGACGTGACGTTCGCCGTGATCGACCACGGGCCATAGTCGCCGTCGGAAGCGATGAACGCCACCTGGATGTCATGAAGCTTGTTCGACGGCACGATGTTGGTGCTCATGTCGATAAAGCCGCCGGCCGGAACCGGATTCGGGAACCGCTGCTCTATCCACGGCCCTGGCGAGCCAGAGCCTGCATCTGCAAGCCGATACCTGACAACCGGAATAAGGGTGTTGTCGTCGGGATCGATGATGACCACCCTGATATAGACGCTGTCGCCATTTGGCCGCGCCTGCACCAGATTGATCACCGGCGTCAGAATTCCGCCCGGGTCGGTCTTGGGAGGCGTTGACGGCATCTGGCCTTCATCTGTCGCCGGGTTCCAGTCGTCGATGTTGTCGGGGTGCTTCATGATGTCCATGACGAACCCGCCCTGAAGCAGCGACAGCACGGACTTTCTGTTCTCGACGATCTTGCCGTCCAGCTTCGGCAGCATATTGGGCGTCACAAGCCGCACCCACCGGCTGTAGACCGAGTTGATCCCGGACAGCCTCACATTGAGTTGGCCGGTCACCTTCTCCTGAAGGCGCAACCAGTCGCGCTTGCCCAGGCGCCTTGCCTGCCGCCACTGCTGCACCCACTGATAATTCGCCTCCTGCGCCAGGACCCGGCCGGAGACCAGCTGCGCCGCCGTGTCCTCGAAAAAGTCGGTATCGGACGTGGCATATCCGATCTCAGGAAAGTTGAACTTCGGGATCAGGCGATTGCACTCATCCTCGAAGAGCACATCATATTCGACCTGGTGCCCGACAATATCGGCGTCAGTCAGGGTCGTGATGTACTTGCCGCGGAACTTGCCGACGATGAAGAGAAGCGCCCCGTCGCCGCGCTCGCATATCCAGCCATCGCATGAAGCTAGGATCGCATTGGTGGCGGCCTTAGGGTCGTTCTCCGTCGTGTCGATGCCATTGCATTCATAGCGGCGCTCGAAGCCGCCGCCTGCGAGCGGCACGAACTCATCGCAGACGTCCGCTTCTTCCTGCCACATATCAAGCACAGGCAGGATCGCCCGCCGGTAGTTTCGTCTGTGACCGAACTCATTGAAGCACTGATGCCATGCCATGATAACCGCGGAATTGCGGGTCCACTGCCATGTGGCCGGGTTCTCAGGATCCTGTAACGGGTCGCGAAAATCCCAGCAAAGAGCGAGATCCGCCTCGACGGAGAGTTGGGGCACCCCATACGGGAACGTCTTGTTCTGACGCTCCGCCTTGTCGCTCGTGGCTATCATTGCGATCGATGCCTGGCCATCTCCTCGGTGATTATTGGTCCAGACACCTGCAGCCGACAAAGCGGCGACTATGCCGGCATAGGACGTTTCCGGGACAAGCCCGAGCCGACTAGCGATCTCCACATTGGTTCGGTAGTTGGTCCCAGTGACGACGATACCGTTGCTGTCAAGCGTTACTTCATCATCATGGAGCCAGTAGCGATTGATCGACTTTATGCGGTGGCCCGCGATAGCCTGTACGGCGTAAAGATGCTTTCCAACAGCTTCCCACAGCATGTACGCGCCGGCCACACGGTTTCGTCCAACGCCCCATTGGCGATAGGGGATTGACTGCACCTTCGGGACTTTGCCGTCTTCCGGTTTCGGAGGCTTCGGGGCGAGAAGCGCCTGAATACCGATTGCAATGGCAGTTGTCGCGATCGCAGCAGCACCGGCGCCGAGCAAAGCAGCCGTGCTCGCGGAGAAACCGATAGACGTGAACAGAGCCGTGAATAGCGGCGTGAAGATAGGATCGTAAAGCGCCGTGCTGCCACGCAAAAAGCGATCTTGCCATTCTCGGTGGTGCGCATCGAAATAGTGCTCCGCTTCACTCGGGACGCTCTCATACGTCGCCTTCAGGCTCATGAGGGCAATCTCCACGCGCAGATGAATTCGGCCGGTGTCGCGCGGATGCCGGCGGGATGAATGCAGGCCCAGAGCGGGCCGAAACGGATGGCGCCGATATGCGTCTCGACCTGGTCAGCCGCCGTCTCTCCGGTCATGGCTTTAATCAAGCCGATATCGCCGGTCTCAGGATGTTGGACGCGCTTTGCGCCGATCTTGACCAAGTGCCTATCCATGAACGCAAGTTCGCCTCCATGGCTGTCGACGATGGCGTGGGCTTCGGCCTGCGTCCGATACGTCCCGCGAAGATCCTCCGCCGGATCGATTCCGATGCACTTCAGTGCCCAGGACGCCGGGAAGGTCATACAATCGTCGCCGCCCACCCCGCCCCACCTGAACCGGTGCGGCAGCGCAAGAAAATGATGGATATCCATGGAACCTCAGCTAAATACCGGCCACTTCGGCTGAATGCCGCGCGCCAATCGGCCCGTCCCGCTACAGAAGGCATCGGTGGGATAAAGCGACCGCTGCATGGCGTCGGACCAGAGCGCTTTTGACGGGCGCGATCTCGTGTTTTCCCCGGCGACGACCGCCAGGCTAAGTGAAAGGGTTGCCGTCTCCCCCTCCCGGATCGGCGGCCGGGATTCCTTCGGATGCGACGCGACCCCTGTCCAGATCGGTATGACCCGGCTCATCGGCTGATAATATTGGTCAAGCGTAGTCAACCCGACCTGAACCAGCTTTCCCCGCACGGTGGGAATACTATCGAGCATGGCCGCGCCGGTCGCCGGGTCGATGCCGGAGACGGAGAAGTCCACCGCATCCGACGTGCCGTTGACCAGGACCTCGAGCGATGGCACGCCGATCAGGCGGCCGCCGCCAAGATAGACCGTGCCATCCGGGTCGATCCCATCGAAGCCGATCGGCACGTCATTGATCCCGAACCACATATGCAGCGGCGGGTCGGTATCGATGCGAAGGAAGATCCCGAGCTGATGGCTGCCGCGCATCTCCTCGATGACAGAAGCCGGCACGTATTCGACTGAGTAGGCCATTCAGAACGCTTCCGTGAACTGGACGGTCGGGCGCGACGAATACCACCCGGAATATTCCCATGGGATTGTCACGCCCTTCGGCAGCTTCATCACACACCGTGGACGAGCAAGCTCGACGCGAGTGCCGGCAGTCACCGCCTCCCGCAATGGAGGAGCCAGCGCGAGCCGATAGACCGGATCATCTTCCTCGGTCTTGTCGATCAGTTCCCATGACCGGTAAACCCGCCATCCCTTCGTCGGATGGTAGATCGAAAAGAAGTCCGACCATCTGAAGACACCGCGGGCGGCGCCGTAAACGCGCATCGAGAGAATGCCGGCATTGAGGGCGGCATCCTCCGTCACCTCGCCGTATACCGTCGCTTGCGAGTATCCGGACCCATCCGAGAACAATGAGCCATCGGAATGCGGGATGCCGGTGATGATCGGCCGGCGCGTGCCTCTGATCACCGGGAAAGGCCCGATCTTGTCGTTGACGACAGGCACGTTGATAAAGCGGAAGCCGCCATTGAGACGGGCGCCCAGCCAGTTCAGCACTTCGAAGCGCTCGTCCGGACCTTCGAGCACCATCTCCGAATAGGTGGCAGTTATGATCCCGCCACCCGATGTTTCGATGCTGATAGGCTCGCCGATGCCGTTGACGCCACCGTCGAAGCCACTGCCCGGGTTATCGAATCGCGCCTGCTTCGGTCGCAGGAAATCCACGGGGAACATCGGCTGATTGATATAGACGGCCATCCTCAGCCCACCCGCGAATTGAATTTCTTCTGCGTATTTCCGAAGCCGCCGCGCGTCTGGTCGATCTTGTCCTGATAGAGTGCTTCTTGAGCGCCCTGCCTGGCAAGCTCGCGGACATGCTCGTCACCGCTTCCGCCGTGCACGTGCACTTCCAGCTTCCGAGGCGCAGACGACGCCGCGTTGTCGTTGCTGCCGCCCATCATCTGAGCGCTGCGGTTCGTGTTGAAGACCTGCGAGCCCTGCGGAAGGTTCACCAGTTCCGGACCGCGCTCGCCGACGATCGCCATGCCGCCGGGGGCATAGTTCGTGCCGTCGGCGAACAGGCCTGTGATGCCACCGGACGCAGCGAGAGTTGCTTGCGCGCCAATCGGCTTGAAACCGCCGAAGAGACCACCTAGCCAGGAGAACAGGCCGCCGCCCCCGCTGCCACCAGACGCGGCGGGAGCAGCGGGGAAGAAGCTGGTGGACAAGGTCTCACCGATCTTTCCGAGTCCGCTTCCAAAGCCGCCCAGGTTCTCAGTTGCCGATCCCAGGGCATCGTTGAACTTATCGACATAGCCAGAGCCGGTGGTGCCCAGTACATCGGCTGCGCCGGCACCTTGGGCGAGCGGGCGGCCGGTGAACCAGACAGAGGCCGCATCCTGCGGATTGCCGTATTTCGAGACAGACGCGCCGAAATACTTCTCGAAAACAGCGTCCTGGGCGCTCTTATTGCCAAGGAACTCGCTCGGCGACAGCGAGCTACCGGTGGCTCCCTTTGTCCAGCTCGGGATATTCGCGCCCATGACCTGATAGGCACCATATGCCCGGTCGCCGGTACGCGTCAGAGGTCCAAGGGCGCCATAGTTTCCGCCGCTCTCGATAGACTGGATAGCCTTGGCGTAGGCGGAAATATCCCCCAGCGGCCCGCGCGTGACAGAGGTGACCGGAGCCTTCCCCATATTGTCGTTCGCCGCGCTGCCGACAACAGCCGCCGCAACGCCACTCAGGCCTGAGGTCGACGATCCGCCGCCCTTGCCTCCTGTAATCATGCTGGCGAATATATTGCCGATGCCATCGAAGAATTTCTCCCAGAGCTTCGATGCCTCACTCGTCAGAGCGGATTCGAAGCCCTTCAGGAAAGCCTTGCCGATGTCGTGGCTTCCTGAGATCAACTCGCTGCTGAAGGCATCGCCGAAGCCTTTGGCGAGATCCTTCGCCTGCTGGCCGCGCAATTGTTGGCGGATAGCCTGTGCCTCAGGCGAGTTCAGATCCTCATTGAAGCCGTACCGATTGAGGGTGCCTGCCACCTGCTGATCCATGGCGCTGCGCTCGGACTGGCGCTGCTGAAAGCCGATGTCGAGCCAGAAGTCAGCCTTTGCCTCCTGCGCGCGTCGATATGCCTTCTCGAGGTCGTCGACCTTTTCCGTCTGATCCTCGATTTCGAAGAAGTTCGGCTTTTGCCCGGGCACCGGAACATTCGTCAGACGACCATCGCCATTCAGGATGGTGGGGGCGCCCGGATCTTGGTCGAGATCGAGAGGCCGGCGCCCTGGCACAGGAACGTTCGACGGAATGAAATCAGAGGGGCGATAAGTGCGTCCGCCGTCGGTGAAGGTCGACCCAGACACAATGTCCTGCACATTCGAGCCGCCAGCAATCGCCTTGATCCATTCGGTGCGCGCCTTCTGGGCTGCCTCGACGCCGCGATAGATGGAATCCGTGACCTTGTCGAAGGCGTCACGGAAGTCCAGAACAGCCGGAACGCCATATTGCGAAACCGCATTCGACAATTCCAACTGAACGCGGTTTAGATCGGCCATCGAGGCCGTGCCGTCATTCAGTCGGTCACGCAGATCGCCCCACGCCTCACGCAGATCGCGAATGACGACTGCATTGTTCGGGTCGCCCTGCAAGGCGCGGAAAGCAGCCACGCCCTGCTTCTGGATAGTGTCCAGATTTGCGGAGAGACCATCAAGCTCGCGACCAGCGAGGATTTCGCCAGCCTCGCGGCCCTGCGTGAGCTTGTCGGCTCGGTCTAGCTGGTCGACATAGGCTTTAAGCGCCGGGGTGGCATCGCCCCAGAGTTCGGCAGCACGTCTGATGACCTCGTTCTGCTCCTCGAAGAGCTTGCTGGTCTTGCCGGTACCGCTTTCAGCAGTCGTAAAATACTGGACGAGCGCCGCAACGCCGGCCGTGAGGCCGATCGTCACCAGCGATACGGGATTGATGAGCGAACCGAACGCAGCAGCAAGACCCGCCACAGGGCGCTCCATTGTGCCGAGCACGGAAGCGAGCTGCGTGCCCTGCTGAAGGCCGATCATCAGTGGATTCATGCCCATGGCGGCCGTGACCGCAATATCCTGAAACTGGTAGCCAGCATTGATGCCGGCAGCGCGCTGAGCGCCGGAAACGCCATTGTTGCTGTTGGCCGCCTTCACGGCTGCGCCGGCGGATGCAGCCGACGTGCGCAGCTTCTCGAAGGCCATTCGCTCGCGATCGAGGGCTTGCGTCATCTGCTGGGCGTTGATCGCCCCGAGCTTATGAGCGCGCTCTATCTCGCCGATCGCAGCCTCATAATTCCGCGTTGCCTGTGCGAGCGGCTGATACTTGAGCGTGAGGCGCTCGACCTCCATCCGGAAGGCGCGAACGTGATCGTCCTGGTCGGCCAGAGACTTCGCCATGCGCTCCATGGAAGGCGCGGCTTTGCTCGCGCCGTCTGCCGCGCGGGAAAGAGAGCCGCCAAGGGCAGCAGCCTCAGTTTCGAGCTTATCCGCCGCCTGCTGGGTGCGCGCCGCTGCAGCCGTGAGCCGGTCCAGATCGGCGGCAGCAGACGATGCCTGCGAACTATCGATCTTGAAGCCAAGCGTTGCGTCGGTCATCGGTTATTTCCGTTTGGTGGGGAAAATGGCATCGAACAGCCTGCTTGTGAGCGGTCTCTCCGATACCTGCTGTTCTGGCTCGTTCTTGTCGGCCGCCTTCTGGGCAACCACCTCACGACGCTTCAAGTCCATGGCGATAATGGCGTCTAGTTGCCATTGCAGGAGAGTGATGCCGCGGAGGCGAGACCACTCCCCTATTGCCTGAAATCCCAAGGCATTCGGCCCGAAGCCGTTGCTGGTGCGCTGGCAATCAAGCTCGCGAAACCAGTACCAAACCTGCTCACCGGCGGCCGGGACCGAAATCTTCTTGCCGTTGTGCTGATCTTCGATCAGTCGGCAGAGGCCGGAGATGAGCTTTTGGTAAAAGAGCTGCGGCGGACTGCCCTCACCTCTACTTGCTCACGGATGATCCGGAATTTGGAATAGAGGTTGCGGACATTTTCTTCCGAGAACGGAATTACCTGGCCACCGATCTTCGGGTTTGGCGTCCAGTGGGTGGTTGCCTTGGCGAGGATCGCGATCATGCGGCCGTCGCCATCATCTGGTGCAGCCTCGAGACTCCCACGCTCGGCCGCTGCCTTGGCGAACTCGGCGGTGACATCGCGCATCGCCTTCTGCATGCGATCGCTATCCGGGCCGACAATGCCGATCTTGAGACCGATCGGCTTGCCCTGTTCATTGAGGATTTCGACCTCGATCCCCACCTCCTGAGACTGGAGAAGAGTTTCGAGGCCGGAGAGGTCGGCGAATGCTTCAGTGGTCATTAAGCACCGCCTACAGGAGCCACGGTGATGACCGGGCTGTTGATTTCGACATTACCCTGCAGGAGGCGAGCCGTATTCGCGCCGCCGCCGTTCTCCTGGGCCGTCATGACGATGCCATAGAAGAACTTGGTGGTGCCGGCGGGGACCGTGGCGATCGTATGAACGCCCGACTGCGTGCCGGTGGTCGTGATCGCCGCGCCGCCCGGAGTGGCCGACAGTGTGATCGTATTGGCGTCGGTGACCGTCTTCACATAGTAGGTCGTGCCGGCAGTAAAACCAGTCGGCAGGGCGCCGGTGGTCGAGAACTTGACCGGGTCGTTGACAAGGCGGCCGTGTCCCGTCCAGGTGACAACACCCGGCGCAGCGATCGTGATCGTTGCCACGCCGGAAACGACCGGGGGAGCATCATCGAATGCGAGCTTGAACGGATAATTGAAATCGGTGTTCTCGGCGGCGATGAGCGCGATCTGGCCGGGATCGTTCGGCATGATGATGAAGTTGTTCTGCATCGAGCCGGCATTGCGCGTGCCCTTTGCCTTCAGCGTGCGGCCGGAGGAAATCACGTCTTCCGAGATGAGCGTCGCGGCATCGCCGATCGCGCCCATCGTCTGCCAGCCCTTGAGCTCGGTCCATGTGACGGAAGCGAAATCGGTAGCATCGATGTCGGCATCGTCGGGGACTGTATTGACGGCAGGGCCGATATAGATCTTGGCACCTGCAACCGGGTAAAGCTGCGGCATGTTGATAACCTCTCATGTCTGATTGCGCTTGCCGAAGGCGCGAACACGGCAGGCCAATCAGGCCGGAACTTGCGGATAGCAGAGCCACCGCGTGGTGATGGGTATGTTGTGGTGCGTCTCACCGGTGACGAGGACGCCGATCTCCGGATCCTCATCAATGCGGATTTGGGTATCGACGCGGAAGAGCTTGGTGCCGCGGCGGAAGTTCGCGCGAAGCTGGCCCGCGAGGTTATAGCCGTCGACGATCGCCTGCCCTTTCGGCCACATGACGTTGGTGCGTATGAAGCCTTGCCTGATCGGGTCCATCTCAAGCGAGAGATCTGTCTCGACCGAGCGGTTGAAGTGGACTTCGACGCTGACGAACTTGCTTTGAGCCGTCGGCGTGAACGTCACGCCTGGCAGAACAATCGTGACGCCCGCCGGCGGGACAAACTCCTGGCACCGCAAAAGCAGCGCCTGATAGATTTTCATTTCCACGGTGTCGGCCATTCTGATACCTCTGGCCAATGGCCGAAAATCACCCGCTCAGCGACGAGGAAGTCTATGACCTGATCCATCAGGCGCTGATGCTATTGAGCAAGAAGACCGTCCGGACCGAGAGCGCCCATTCTGTCCTGAGCGCCGCGGTCGCCAATCTGGAAGTCCTTCAAAAAGCCCTGATCATCATGACTGAGGGGCGGGACCCGCTTCGAACCGACCGCGTACCTTAGTTTCCGCCTGGGCGACGATCTGCGGCCAGCGCTGCGCGACTGCGTCGACGAAACCATATCCGACCTGATTGTAAGTCCTGCCGAGCGAGTCCGTGCCGACGAAGCCGTAGTTCATGCGAGCGGCATAGGCTGCCTGAAAGCCGAGGTAGATCGTGCTGCCGAGCTCGGCGCCCGCGATGATCATCTCGATGCCACTGTCCGAAAACGTTGTCTTGCCCTCTTCTATCCTCGGCATGTCCGACGTCGATGCCATCAGCGAGCGACGAAGATTGCCGGTCTTGAGCGGCATCCGCCCGCCTTCCGCCACAGGCGTTCGGACCTCGTTGGCCACTTCCTGCGCGGCGGTCTGGAAAACCGCCTCACTTCGCTCCAGCTCTGCCCTCGACCATTCCGATACCTGGGCGGCGAATGATAAATTCTCCGTGGCCATCAGCGGCCTCGCGAGCGGGCATAGGCTTCGGCAAAGTCGAAATTGTATTCGACGTCGCAGCGGCAGGCGACGACCTCGGAAGCGCCGGCGCCGAGGGACGTGTCGCCGGGATAACGCAGCAGCACGCCGCTCGGAGACTGGAAAGCGAGATCCATGCCCCTCACCTCTTGGCCGTTCAGGACCTCGTGAGTGTGCCGGACCTTTCTGTCGCCGGCCGATCGCCACTTGCGGGTGACAAGCGTGGCATCCCTGCCCGACTTTGACAACGCCTGCTGAAATGCCTCATGCTTCGAGGACATGACTGCTGTGACGGTCTCTGTTCTTGCGATGGTCTCGCCCCGCAGGCGCAGGTTCCGGTCTCGGAGGCGCATCAGCACCTTGTCGAGCGTGTCCTTATCCAGCGGCTTGCCGGCGGCGATCGCGCGCTGGACTGCCTTGTCGAGGCGCTTGTCGCGGGTCTTGAGCGTCAGATACTTCCGCATCAGCGCCGGGTCGCCCGACAGCAGATTGATGCCGGTGCGCTCGATAAGCTCTGCCTGCGGCCCGTTCAGACCGATGATGCCGCCTTCCCGCTTGCCGGTGGTTGCCGACTTCCGGCCGACGAGATCGAGAGCGATCTTGTTCGGGCCAGCGCCCTGCGAATAGGCTTCGACGATGGTCTGCCGAGCTGCCGCGACCGTCTGCTCGCTGATGTTGGTGATCATCGTCGACGACAGATTGCGGATGTTCGCCTCTGCCCCCTGGTTGCTCACGTCCCAGCGGAAGACGATGCGGTTTCCGAAGGCATCGGCCAGCCGTGGCATGTTCTGCGACGTCAGCAGTCCGCCTGCGTCGTATGCCTGCCTCATCGCCTCGGACAGCGGCCGGAAGGCGGCTGGATCGAGATGCAGCGCCAGTATGGCGCCCTCGACGTCACGTGCCTCAAGCTTCGCCACTACTTCCCGCAGCACGATTTCGCTCTTGATGTCGTCGATCGCGTCGAGGAAGGCTTTCTCAAGCGTCGGAGACAGCTTGTCGACGAGCTCAAGGAGCTGCTGGCGAAGGTTGGCCATTATTCGGCGTCGGAGCCCTTACCGGCCTTCTTCGGCGCCGGCTGCTCTTCCTTGAGGATTTCGCCAAGGCCGAGCGTGACAAGGCCGTTTGCCTCGTTATCGGGGAGGTCAAGGATCTCACCCGGCTTGCGGGCCTTGTATGAGCGATGCAAAAGAACTTTCATCGTTGAATCCTTTCGTGGAGTGATACCGTGTATTCAAAAGGAAAGCCGGTCATCTTACGTGATGTGCGTTCTGCCGACATCTCTGAGGTAAGTAAAATCCTCGGGAAGTATGGAGGCACCTATGTATTGACCGCGCCAGAATCCGGTCGAACATTGGCCGTTGACATCATTTGCACGTTGCGCGCGCCGTCCAACAAGCCCGCCTTCAGGAAAGATTGGGACAAGTTCCTTACGCAATCCTACCTTGACAGATGAAGACGACATTGACCTGGCCGTCGTAGTTGTTCGGATCGTCATAGACGATGTGATATTCCGTGCCGTCGGAGCCGATCGCGAGATCTCCGACCTTGGGCGAGACGCCGATCCCGATCGAGCCGATGTAAAGCTGCTTGTCGGACGCGAGGATGTTGGTCCCGTCCACGTAGCGCCGGTCATAGGTGGCCGGAAACAGGCGGCAGGGATAATCCGTCGGCGTGCCGTTCCCACCAGTGACCGGATCAGGCGGCGCGATACGGCGGATGGTGCCAGCCTGCCCGTACTTCTCGATGAGGCGCTGCGCGGTCGCCTGCAGGCGGATGAAGAGAGCGTTTGCCATTAGACTACGAGTATCAC